ACAACTTTAGGTGGTAATATGTGTCCCTGTTGTACTAACTCAGGAGCAGGAATATCACATAATACTTTACCATAAACCTCTTCAGTTTCCATGCCTATTCTATCATTAGAGAGGCAATGTTTAGGAGTGGCAGTGAAAAAGAAGCACCTGCTATTTGTCTTGGTTGAGTAATACTTAGCAGGAGGCTGAAAGTTCTTTTGAACGCTATTATGTGCTTCATCAAAGTATAAAGTATCAATAGAAATCTTTGATTCTTGTATCTTATGAAGGGAATGATACGTGGTAAAGATTAACTTATTGTACCTGTAATTAAAGGTTGCCCAATCACATATAGTGTCAGGATTAGTGCTTGAAAAGTGATGTGTTTCACCACTATGTACGTGCAATACTTTATACTGAAGCATTGGATGTACATCTAGAAATTGTATGAAATCTTCGGAAAGTTGCTGTGCTAATAGAATACGAGGAGCAACAATTACGATGGTCTTTCTATCAGGATCTTTAAGGATTACATCCCAATCACAACTATTGAACTGAGATTGTGCATCCTTGATCATACATAGAGTCTTACCACCACCAGTGGGAACTATAACTTGCCCTCTGGAATTGTCCCGTAAACTGTTAACAACTCTTTCCTGATGTGGACGTAACTTAAGCATGGCATTTTGCGACTTAATAATATAATAAACCCTATCAACATTTTAGTCAATAGGGTTTGTGACACTTGGCAATCTGGTTACTTGAATGATACTGTAACAGAAACTACGGTTGCTTTAGGATTTCTAGCAAGTGCAGTTTCCCTCGCATCTTGCATACTTACAGCATGAACTTGCTCTGTAAACATACTACCAGCAACAAACAGTTTAACATCCCATTTCATGAATTAGCCTCCTTACAAGTACAAACAGTGGATAGATTACGAAGTTTGAGATAAAGATTAGAGGAGAATTGTGTCTCCTCTTTATTCATTATCTCTGCATTGTTGAGACTAAGTATATTCACGAGATACTTAATCTCTTCTTTGTTTAGATCAACTAACATGACTTAATTGTTTAATGATAGTGGACTTAATATTCTTGAGGGCCCTTTTATCAGATGCAGTCTTAGATGTAAAAACAACAGAACGATTTGGTCCCTCCCATTTATAATGTTTGCTGGTTCTTACCAGTTTAAATTGATAACTTCTCATCAATTTGTTTAGATCTTTGTTCATGTTAACCACTTTTCATCAGTTGTTTCTAATAGTTTACCTACCTTATATTCATATCCATCACAATACTCAACCTCTTCATAATGTTGGCAATGTTCAAAATCTTTTGCAATTCTCTTTGCTTCAGTTTTATTTTCTGCACCAACTGTTACTGAATAATATACAATTTTCTTTGCCTCAAATGTGTAACTGTTTAATAATCCGTTAGACATGATTAAATACCCTCCAATGTTAATGAGTTTGCATGATTTTGCTTGTTAATTACACAAGACTGATGGATATTAAAGAGAGTTTCATAATTAACTCCCTCCCAATCTGACCACTCTGATACATAATCAGCAGCGTCAAAGTCACCAGTTCCATCTACATTTTGTGGGCATGATTTGAAGTCATCGTTATCATCAACCCAAAAGATTCTTCCGAATGATTGTGATTTAAACATGATAATCTCCTATCTTAAGTATAAGTAACCGCCAGCCCATCCTGTAAACAATGGGTTGTGTAATTGCTCACGTTGATTGATAATTCTCATATCATAACGAACATACTTAGCAGGAGAATTGTAAGAAGCAGGTTTATAAACTTCACCTGTTTTCTTATCAACAAAAGCATGAACACATCCTTCACGCCATTCATTACGATCTTGGAATGTGTCAAACTCACGTTGCATGATCTTGTAATACTTACGACCATTCTTTATAACGAAGGTGGTAAGATTAGCAGTACCATTCTTTACATCTTCTAACCGCTTTTTAGAGTAGTCAGAATCAGAACCTGCAAACATTCTTATTGAATGTTGCTTATAGTTTTCTGTTAATGAATCACAATAGGTTTGTGTCCAATCCAGAACTCTTTCAGATAATGTGGACATAAAACCTCATTTTGTTTGAAGTGTGGAAGTAGTGCGATCACCTCGTTCAATACAAGGTCATTTAAGATCCTTCTCCCCTCCACTTCTATATAATAACCGATTTTAGGGTATTGTGGGGTAAATGTGGACAGCTTGCTGACTGTCACACTACCATGCTTTTTCCATTGTGAAATTAAAGAAAGAGAATACCTCACGATTGATGACCTTATATGTACCAAACTCATTAGAGATTACATAACCCTCATGGTCACACATACTCTCACCTATGTAACAATCAACATCATCATACCTCTCAATGTAATCAAACATTTCCAACTTGATTGACTCTACTAACTTCCATAAACGTAGAACATTTATGTCGCAATTGTTATCATCAGCAATTGCATCTAATAGTAAATCATCAAGTTCAATCTCATTGCGAATACATTTGTTTAATTGCTTCTTAATCCTAGTGGCTTTCTTAACATCAACAAAGTCACATAAAGTGGCAATTTGTCTAGCAAACTTGCATGAGTTGGTGATAGTTTCCCTATTAGAATAAAGTGTTACATCAGGTTTGACCCATTTAGTATATTCTGTATCCCTTAAATCAAACTCATAAGGTTTAACAACTGCATTTCTTAAATCATCTTTTGCCTCATAATATGTGTGAGGTGCAATGATAATTTCTGCATCAATAACCTCATCAAAGTAATAAGTTATTGTGTTAGGTGTGTAATGATCTTTACCACCAAATCCAATGAAATCACCTTGATAAATGCCTGGCAAAAATGGTAGATTGTCAAAGCATTTGTGTAAGATAGTGGCTACTTTACCTTGATGATTAGTATCAATTTCCTCATGGGAATGATTGATCTTAATTTTAACTTTATTGAAGACAGATTTAGTGCCTACAAAAAACTTTCCATTGGCAGGATTAGTACCCCAAACTATTGCTGGAGCTCCGTCAATCTTTGCTGAAATGTTACTCTCAGCGATAAACCAGTCCAGTACGGATAGATCACCAGTAAGGATGCTATCTTCGGGGTGTTCGATGTGAGTATTTTTCATACTTATAGTATAGCAATAAAAAAGCACCCATGCAAGGGTGCTTGTGACAGTTACTTAACTGGTTGTGCCAGTTTCAAGAGTTCTTTAACTCCTGCCTCTAAGTATAAAATAGGGAGCAAGATTAAAGATAAACCATCACGAGGATAATCATTTAGCAATGACTTAACACTTTTAGTCTCAACTTTAGCCTCTTCGTTAACATCATCCACTTGAATTTTTGCGGGTGATGTATTTATTTTAGAAGCAGACTTTCTACGAGTTGTTGATACTTTTTTGCGAGGTGTGGTTGCCTTGCGTGTACGTGTCTTGCGTGTAGAAGTTGCTGCTGTCAAATTAGTCAATTTATTTGGACTCCTTCATTCTACATCATTAAAGGCACTCGTCAATCCATTGTGTACCACCTTGTTATCTGGCACACGCTGTTGAATTAGATCATTATACTCTTCATGTAACTCACATCCAATATAATGCCTACCCAAATCCCTTGCTACCATTGCAGTTGTGCCACTTCCTATGAACGGATCTAATACAATATCATTCTCCTCACTACCAGCTAATATGCAAGGTGTTATTAACTCAGGTGGAAATACTGCAAAATGTGAACCTTTATAAGGTTTTTTATTGATATTCCATACACTTCTCTTACGTCTTGTTGGTTCTTTGATAACATCTACATCAAAATAATAGTTTTGATTCTTACTCAATAAGAACATATATTCATGGGATTTAGTACACCTATCACGCACACTTTCAGGCATTGGATTAGGTTTATTCCATATAATATCTTGTCTTAAGTACCACCCATCAGCCCTTAATGCAAACGCTAACATCCACGGAATACCAATCAAATCTTTCTCTTTTAGTCCCTCTAATTTATTACCACGCCTCGCACATTTGTCTGGTAAATCTTGTTTAGTAGCAGACACAGTTTGTTTTACTAATGCCTGACCTTTTCCTGGTCTATAGTTATAGTAACTATCACCAATATTCACCCATAATGTACCATCATCACTCAAACAGTTTCTAACACTGCGGAATATATTCACGAGGTTATTAATATATTCTTCTGGTGTATCTTCTAATCCTATTTGTTTACCTTCATCACCATAGTTTCTTAAACCATAATAAGGTGGGGATGTTACGCACATCCTCACCTTTTCATCAATTTGTGATAGTGTTTCACGACAATCACCAAACAAAATTGTATCTTTCATCAATAATCTTTTGGCCTACCATCTTGTGATTTGTACATATCAAGAGATGCTTGATCTCTTCTATTTTTTATATACTCCAACTCATTCCAGTTATTTTTATTACATAATAAAGTAACATGCACATTCTTGTGTCTCATTGGTTTACCAGAAGTATAAGTACATTCTTTTTTAGGATATACACGAACTTCTATAGTAATATACTGAGACAATGGATTCCACCCTTGTTTTACACGTTTTTCATTGTCTACTGGTTCACCTTTATGATAAACCCACCCCTCTTCCCAATCACCATTTGGTCTTTTCCAAATAACATAATCGTCTACTTGGGGTTCATACATTATGCTCTATTTTGTTCTAATGTTTGTAATCCATCATCGGGGTGAGTAGAAGGAACTGCTCTTAATCTATTCGGAGCTATGCCATCATCAATATAAACATTCAACCAACGATCACACTCTTCTTTGGTT